TCGCCGCACCAGCCACCCAAAAAGCACGGCTCGATGCAGCGCCATAGACATCATACCAACGCCGCGTGGTGACGTTTGCTTTAGCGCGAAAATAGCGAATAGCCTCGGCGAAAGGTAAATCAAGTGCGCTGATGGTACTTTGCGCAAATAGGTGTGGCTTTGAAACCATTTTTAAAGGGCTTTCAAAGACCATAGACGCCCGTTTTAAAAAATTTGCGGCGTCTCTTACTCCACTGTCGCAAAAGAAGCGTGTGGGCGTTTTATTTTGTTTTGCGCAAATCATCGAGCAAAGCTGCCTGTCCAATCAAATGCGATAATGCCATTCCTTGCGCCATCGCTTTTGCAAGTTCGGCCGGTTGCAGTTTAAGTTGCAAAAGCCGCGACGACATTTCCGTGAAGCTTTGGGACGTCATGATCACCTTGCGGATTTCATCTGTTAGGCCAGCCAAAGCACCCGCAGCATCATTTTCCACCCGTTCAGCCAGCTTCTCTATAATCGGCTCGTTCGCATTCCGGTTGAAACGGCTTGACAATATTTGATCAATTGTTTGGTTCACATTACGTTGCGCGTTTTTGTCGCCGGTCTTGTCGTCAAACAACGATTGCGTGCTGCCGGAGCGTCCGCCAACCAGTTCCGCACCGGCTGCCGGATCCGGCGCACCTATGCGATCGCGTAGCCACGATGCTTCGACTGTTACTGTCGTTTTTTCAAGTGCTTGGATAACTAGATCGAGCGGTACCTCGTCAGGCCGTCCAACATTTAACCGCGGATAATTCTTTTGAGGACCAAAATTGAATGCAATGATGTTAGGTACCAGTTGTTGGTTTAGCGTGGCCGATAAAATGGCAGCGTCCGAACGTTCGATATCCTCTTGGACAAGACGATGTTCTTTGGCCACGGCATGGCCACCTGAAACCGCATCAGTCGTAGTCGTTTGCCCCAGCACCAATTTGGAAATCTGCCGGTCCATCCAGTCGGCGCGGCGTTCATATAGATCAATTGTTGAACCAGGCGCTTTAATATCAACCAACTGGACATTCATGTTGTCCGGTATGATCGCGGCCATGTCGCCCGCGACGTTTTTTACTGCCTTCCAAAGAACATTGATTTCGTCCGGCGTTGCGGTGGGCCCATATTTGCCAATTCTGATCGGCATCCCGTAGTTTTGGACGAAAATCGCCCAATCCTTCAAAGTGTAACTTTTATACATCCAGGCCCACGCGGCAACTCTCGCAAGCCCTCCGCGCACAGTGATGCCGCTTTTCGCCGCGTGTTTGTGGATGATAAATTGTGCCGGTGGCAATTCAATCTCTTGTGCGCCGTCCCGCAGAACCAATGTTTCGCAATCGTCCTGTCGAAGTTTGAACCAACGTTGCGGGCGGGCTGTAAGTTTCGCCGGCAGCCATATATTTTCTTCCGCGGCCCATTCGACTTCTAAAACCGAATATCCTTTTCCAACGGCGTCCAAAATATCAATCAAGGCGGCACGCAAAATTCCGCGATCAAGCCAGGCTCGAATAAAATCGGCATGCTTTACGTGTTCTTTGTCATCGGTTGCTGCCTCCACCGTTATCGGCAACTGTGCCACTTGCCTTTTGCGGGTTGAGAGCACCGCTGCATAATGTGGATCACGTTCTTCCATATTTTCGGCGAGCTCAAAATATGCTTCAGGCTCGCCGGCCGCGGCGTCTTTTAATAGATTGGACAGTCGGTAAGGTGTCAGGCCGTCGGCTGGGTCACCGGCAATAACCGACCTAACGCCGCCGAGTGTAGGTGCCGCGACCGGTTTTTTCAAATCGCTGGCTTTGAGCGGATTGCCATATTGGTCAACTAAATTCATAATCTCCCCCTTAAAGCGGGTAGCAAGGCACGTTCGTCTTCATCGTCGGCATCGCCAAAATCTTTTGCGGTCATGTAATCATAAGAATACGTGTTCTGGTCCGCAGCGTGGAGGCCAAGAAAGGCAGCCCACGTCCTATCGGCGTGATCGTCGTCACGTTCTGCAACAAATCGCGGTGCACCTGTTGCCGACGTTAGTTTACGCACTTTATGAAGATCAGCGCGGAGTGCCAAATCGCCCGCCGGAATACGTACTTTTCTATCTTCAAAACAATTTTTGCCGGTGTTCGCCAAGACAAGCTTGTTCGGGGACGTAAACAGAACACCTTCGACAATCGAACCATATTTTTCATGCGCGTCTTCGACAACCTTTTCGCCCATGCCCGTTTGGTCAATACAGCAACGGCCGACTTTGTAACGCCGCATCACGTCATCAAATGCGGCGTCCATCTGTTTGAAAGTCGCTCGCTTTTGAGTGACAATTTCACGAGCCCAAAACACGTCGCCGATTTTTTCCCACACCCAAATCACGTGTAAGTCATTCCGCCGCCCGATGTCACGACCGACGAAACAAACGTTGCCTTCGTAGGCATCCGGCTTGCCGGCTTTTTCATCCTCGGCCGAAAAAATAAGATCATAAGACAGCCACGCGCTTGCTTCGTCGAGCCATTTCAGCTCATACTCTTGTGACCAAATGTCATCATCGCCAAGGCCGGAGCGTAGAGCATCAATGTCGCGCGGCAAACCATCTGCCACGGCTTGATAAATATCGACTTTATGGCGGCTCCATAACTTGTCATCAGATTGCATCAGTTCGTAAAATTTATTGCCTTTACCATTGGGCGTCGAGGTTACGCGTATTTTCCAACCTGCTGAAATAACGGGGAAGAGCGCACCCCAAATCATTTTACTATCTTTGTGGAACGCAAATTCATCCAGAAAAACATTGGCTGAAAAACCGCGGGCGGTGTCGGGATTGGCCGGCAATGCAGTAATACGGCTGCCGTGGGGCAGGGTCACTTCCAAAGCCTTATACGTCGCGTCTTCACCTTTCCAATCCAATTCTTGAGCTTCCAACGCTAGTCCATAGGCTTTCGCGTGCGGAATAACACCTTCACGGATTGCCTCGCGCGCTTGGCGTTCCCCTCTACTTAAAATGATCCAACGTTCTTTGCGACCCTCAAGTTCGGCACTGACACAGTTGTCGACAATTTCCAAAGTCGTGGTAAACGTTTTTCCTGTCTGTCGCGCAAACATGCCAATTTTGAAGCGCGCTTGATCAAGCAGCCAATCTTGTTGATACTTATAGAGATGAACGGCTGCCTGTTTCATTTCGTGTAAATCCCGTAAATATCTTCGCGGATGCGCCGGATGATTTCTTGGCCATCAACAGTCGCAGCTTGCGCCGGCAACGATTTTTCGACATTCGATATTGCGCTGTTGATTTTTTTCTTCGCTTCCTCTTCTGCCTTTCTTCGCTCGGCAGCAGAATGACGCTGGGCAAGCACTGTTTCTTTGTAAGCGCGCGCCAATTCCATCGCGGATTTTGACGTGAGTTCGCTGCTGTCGAGCAATTCGTCAATCAGCACTTTCAAAAATTCGCCAAGGACGAGATCAGATTTTGAAACCTCTTCCGGCGTCAACCTTTCGGCAATGCCGGCATAAACATAACGCCGCTCTTCCAGTTGAGCGGTGCGCCTTGCAAGACGTGTAGCGCGGCGATTGAAAGCCGACCTTGATATTGGTTCAATACCTTTTGCTTCGAGCCGNNCGTTGAGTTCAAAAAGAATATCCGCCTGCGTGCGGCTCCGCTGGTTTAGCTCGCCCAGCGCCCAAACAAGATCATCTTGCGCCTCTTCCGGCAGCAGATCCAGCGAAGAAAGCCGACCACGTCCTTGCCTCTTTGCCACCATGATCAAATATCCGATGGAACATCGACGCCGGAAAGCTCTATCCGGCCTTCCAGATGATCGCGGCCAGCCTGTTTTAACCGCGCGATCAATACCGTTCCGGCTTCTGTCAACGATACCGCATTAACATCGGCCAATGCACGCATTTGCGTACGGACCCAATCCCGCGATCGGCGGTGGCCAAAATCGTCCAAAACTTTTTGCAGCAAAGTCTGGTTGAGCGTCTGGCCTGGCTGTTTTGCGAGCTCTTTCAGTATGATGAGACGGGCATTGGCTGCCAAAAATTCGGCGTATTCAGTCATTCCTCCATCCCTTTTTTTATCAAAAATGTTTCAACCCGCCGGATCGATTTTTGCGTTGCGTCAACTGTTTTCGCCACCGAATTCAACTCTGTTGTCATCGAGACAACACGCTCCGACAATTCGTTGAATTTTTGCGTGCTAGGCACATACGACAAGTCGCTTTCAACCTTTAAAAGCCGGCGCGAAAGGCTTTCACACGTGTCGCGCAAGGCAGCAATAGCCTGCGCGTTATCTCGTGTGCCGGCGACTAGGTTTCGTCGCACGAGGGTAAACACCGTGGCAAAACCGATCACAACACTAATAAGTGTTCCTATGAATGTAAGATTGAGTTCCATCGTTACGGGCACTTTTTTTGCTCCCACCCAGCCTGACACGCCGTGCAACGAATGGCCGACGGCATTGCTTGGCGGCGTTTCGGGTCAATCTTTCTGCCGCAATCAACACATCTTTCTTTACCTTTCTCGGCTAAAGATTTTTGTGCTTTTTTGATGCCTTCCATTCTGTCAGCTTCCGTTTTTATTTCGGCAAGTTCAAATGCGAGTTCATCGAGTTTCATTTTATTCACCTCGACGCCTGCTTTTCACGCTATCGGCAACATTTTTGCCAATTTCCTTCAATGTGTGGCCGCCCATATAAAGCGCCATGAACCAGCCTGTGAGTGTTGCGAGCACGGCAATATCCACTCCCTCTATCGGCACCCCGTAAGCATTTGTGATCGGGACAATGACAATCCTCCAGATCCAGAAAAGCCCCAACAAATACATCCAACCGGCACGCCAAAAAATGTTGAATAAGCCGAATTTTTCATCAGATTTCAAAAGGTCGAATTGTGCTTCGACACCTTTTTGCCAAAGCGCAATTACTTCCGGCATCTGGGCTTCCGTATCAGTAACAGCGCTTTCCAAATCTTTTTCGTCGACGGTTTCTATTTCTTCCGGCTCGACGCCTGCTTTGGAGGCCACCGTGTCGACGATTGTCCCGGCCAAAGTTCCCGCGATGTTGTCGCCCAGTTGTTTTTGCAACACACCTTTTATAATCGGTGCGCCGACTTTTGCGGCGACGGACGCGATCATTCCGACGATCGCACTCATCATATGCCCCTCAACCAGTTAGCCAAGCGCGGGGCGGCCGGTTCTATCTTCGACGCGATAACATCGCGATAAGTCCACGCCAGCCAACCACAATATGCAATGGCGATAAGGGTAGTACCAAAACCAACGACAGCCCCCCAT